TACCTATAAAGTCTTTCTCTTCTAGGTAATCTAGATACATGTCGAAGATGGCATGTGCAGATTCTAATGCAATTGCTGGAGTCTTGAATCTCCAATGAGCACATATGTCGTTAGTATAAGGGCGAACCAGTAGAACTCCTTGCTCTCCCCTTCCAATACGATAAAGTTTACGAGTCTCCTCGTCTGTAAAGTCAAGAGACTTGTAATCGAGGTCATAGTCAAACTCTTTCATTAAGGTTCTAGTGCAATATAGTAAGTGAGATCAACATCAGTATTAATCCATTCAGAGATTAGATGTTGAGATACTTTAACAGTGTAATCACCAGGTAAGACACGAATGTTTTCAATCTTAAGATCAAGAGAATAGGTGCCAGTAGCACAACCAGCGACGGTGAGATCGTAAGTATTGCTGGTATCATTCTCTTTGTCCCTAAGGATAAGTTTGATTTGGTCAGAACCCTTTTCAGAATAGAAAGAAAGATCAGGCAAGCTATAGACAGCAGATGCTTTCTGCAGTGCTAGAAGATCATCAGCGGAAAGATTAAACTCAAGGTCTGCACCAGGAAATTTTACATTTTTTTCTGGAGCACTCTTGAGCGTAATCTCAGGATCCGAGAAGTAATACTTAGCAGACTGACGACCCCCACGGATGTTAACAAAATCGCCACTGGTAAATTCCAGTTGAGGATCATTAAACAAACTGATACCGCTAAGAAACTGACTGAGATCATAAATTGCGAAGTCAGAAGGAAATACTTCTTCGCCAGTGAATTTTGCCAGAATGTTTTCTGCATTGCTAATAGTGCGTACTGTGCTTCCTTGGCGGAATACGATTGATGAATTGATTGTCGAGAAGTTCTTGAGTACATCAAGCGTTTTTTTAGATAGAATTACTTTGCTCATTGATTGTAGTTTTCGGTAACGTTAGTTTTGTCAGAGAAGTGAAGAAGGAGAAGACCGTAGTGTAGGATCTTGATAATGTCCCTACGTGCAGTTCCCTTCTTATCATAGCGTGAAGCGTATTTGAGGATGTTGCTTCTGCAGAATGCTTCAGCGTCACCACATGCTTCAATCAAGTCTAACGTTTGAATACTGTCATTACCAGCAGAGTAGTGTTGTCCATAGGTTCCAATAATGTAGTCACGTAGCTCTTGGATAAGAGCATCTTCATTGTATTTCAAAGTCATTTGTCCCAAATGAAGTCAATATTATCATGGTAGCATTTAAACACCTTTCCGTCAATCCCCTGCATGTAAAGTTCTAAACCTTTGCCACCAACTATCTTAGCAGTGCGGCACTGGGTGCCTCGTAAAGCTACGAGACTACCCACATACCCATGAAACTCATGAGTTTTCATTTGATTCCTCCTCAGTAGTGTTTACATCAGCATCAATCTTATCATACAATTCGATGAATGATTGCTTAGTCTCATCATCAAAACGATTTACACAAACCTTGATTGCTTTCATACGATTCTGCCAGATAGCAAATGCACGAATGATGTGTACAAGTCTACGAGTAGAGATGACTTCATCAATACCACCATCCTTGAAAGTCCTACGGATAATGTCTGCCCAGTTAGCAAGGTTAGTGCAGAACTCTTCATCAAGAACTCCAAGGTTACCTGCTGCCTTCTGAAGAATCTTAGTCTCAGTAGCAGGTGTAGGATACTCTTGCTCAAAAGTGAGAGCAAAACGCTCAAGGAATGCTTCGTTCAATACATTAGTACCGATAAACCTACCATCCTCAGAACCTTTACCCTTAGTGTTGGCAGTAGCTATGACATTGAATCCTGCTTTTGGTTCTACATACCTACCAGTCTTCTTAAGGAAGACACCTTTACCTTCAAGAACAGATTGCAGACAAAGGATTTTGTTGGATGCAAGGTCAACTTCATCTAGAAGCAACACTGCTCCCCTCTCCAATGCTTCAATAACAGGACCGTTGTGCCAAGCAGTTTGACCATTGACCAGTCTGAATCCACCGATAAGATCGTCTTCATCAGTCTCAATAGTAATGTTCACACGAATCAGTTCTCTATTTAGAGCAGCACACGCTTGCTCAACAGAGAAGGTTTTACCATTACCTGACAATCCAGTAATGAATGTAGGATAGAAAATACCAGACTGGATAATTTTCTTTACGTCAGAGAAGTTTCCGAAAGGAATGTAGTTAGGATCCTTGTCTGGAATAAGATTTTGCTGCACTGCAGGGATAGCAGCAGGTGATTGGTAAGTTTGCTCAAGCTTTTCCTGAACAGTAAGATTCCACTTGCCAATACCCTTTTTATAAGACTTGAGTCTCTTCTTGACGGTAGCGAGAGAACAGTTGAAGTGCTCTGATGCTTCAAAGAGTGACTTGGTATCTACCTCTGTACCAACTTTATCAGAAAGGTAAGTAACGAGGTCTTCAGTTGTAACTGGAACAGGAGCGAATGGCATGTGTCTTTTGTGTTGTATGAATATAGTATAAGGGGTGGTGGGGTCGTTGGCGACCCCTAGTGTACCAGTTTGTCAACTGACATACTCTACGAAAGAATTCAGTAGCTTTTTATTGGTGGACTTACTAGCAAGCATCTTTTTGAATGCACGAGAGATCTCACCCTTCTTAGCACCACTCTCAACTTTCAACTCTGCAGTTTCATTAAGAGAATTGCTGTTGATAGCATAGAGAGCAGTGAACGCTGCAGGATTAGGAATAATTGCAGACTTCTCCTTTTTCCATTGCTTTTGGATTTCAGGATATTTCTCATAAGTGTCAGCATAACGTCCAACAAAACTAGACAACTGACTACCCTGAAGAATACGGAAACCAATTACATTGACTTCAGGATGACGGTCACGAACCTGTTGAATAAAGATGTTAGTAACAGAGTCATATTCAAACTCAGGATATACACGACCAGTCTTACGATCACGGAGAGCATTGCCCCAGTCAATACGACAAGGACGGATGATATTCTCATCTTTGTGCTCAACGTACTGTTCTTTACCATAAGCAGATTGACATGCTTCACCATCAGTCAAAATACAAACATTGACTTTCTGAATATCATTCTTTGATTTGAAATCAGGAATGATGTAGTTCAACATTACAATAGCTTCGTTGAGAGGAGTTCCAGAAAGACCAACACCAATTGTGTTGTGATAACCACCATAACTCTTGTAGTAGTTTGCTTCTCTGTACAAGTTCCTGCACATACGCTCATAGTCACGAGCATTAGAACGAGATGAAATAAAGTTCATCAAGTGGAAGCACTTACTATCAATATAGAATTCATTTTTCTTTAGTCCATCCCAGTGACGATAGTAAGAATCATAACTATCATCTTCTACAAGTTCACCTGCAGCATTTGCAATAGCACGTTTTGCCGCATACCACTCATTAGTGAAAGCATACACCTCAAATGGAATCTGAACTTTCTTACAGAATGCAGTAAGGTTAAGAAGTTGTTTAACAGTTGGCAATAGCTCATGCTGCATAGAACCAGACCAGTCAAGAATAAAAATTAGACCGTGATTCTTACCATCAGGAACAACAGTTACTTTTTTGAAGATGTCTTCATTATAGAGATAAGTATGTAACTTTGTAGTATCAAGCACACCAGTCTTAGATTCACCAGCACGAGCATAAGCGTCAGCAGACTTACGGCACTCAAACTCTTTAACAAGATAGTTTACCTCCTTTTGTGATGACTGACGGAACTCGCGATATGCACTATCAACTTCATCGTAGATGCCATCAATGTCAGATGCTTGACTGTCAATCCAACCATGAAGAACAGTCCAATCTACAAGATGATCATCCAAATTAACATTGTTAGGAATCTCAACATATGTAGTATTGCGACCGAGGTTACGAGATGAAAGAGATTCTGCTTTTTCGTTGAAAGAACGTTGAGTCTCAGAAGTTTCTCCACCTTCAGAACCATCACCTTCTTCCTCTTCCTCATCCCAATCATCTTCATCATAGTTTTGATTAGATGTGGAACTAGCACCACCAAAGTTAGGTTTGATATCAGGTTGATTCTCATCTGAACCTTCTTCAGATTCTTCCTCAGATTCTACTTGATCATTTTGATCTTCTCCTTCTTCTTGAGATTGCTCAGGAGAGATTGCAGGCATCTCATCAACTTGTTCAAATTCATTGCTGAACTGATGTACGTCAACAGCAATCTGAAGAACTTCTTCAAAAGTTTCTGCAATGTCAGTACGAGCAACAAATACTTTCTCTTCAATACTGAAAGGAATAAGTGCATTAGCACCAATCTTGAAGTGAAGATTGATACGATCAATCAAACTAAGCTTTGCAAGATCTTCTCCTTGAACATTAAAGAAGTCACGATCATTTAATTCTTTGTAACCACCAGCAAAAGATTTACGAAGACCTGGATATTTACGCTTCATCAATTTCTCGATACGAGCATCCTCGATAACATTCACAAAATCTTTAGGGCAGTCTGCGATATCTCTCCAGTCTTCATTAGGTGTGAACAGTGCATGACCTACTTCGTGACCAACAAGCATATCGTATACTGTGTCAGATGCTTTGTCCCAGTTAGGAAGAGTCAAGACACGACGGTCAACATCAAAAGAAGCTGTGTAGCATTGCTTATGCTCTACAACAAGGTTCTCTGTAGCAAGAAGTCTAGCAAGGTTACCTTTGATTTCTTTGTTTTTTGTCATGTGTCTCTGTTGCTGATGTACACATCATAACAAAGAAACGGACTAGCCAACCAGTCCGTGTGTCACTTCGTTAACTGTCACGTTGAGGGTCGAGTAGTTCTTGACCTTCTCCACAGAGATAGTACGGTCAAACTTATCATCCATACCCTGTTTGTGACTGATTACAAATACTTTTGTACTATCGTCAAAGTTACGTAAGATCCATCCTAGGTCAGATGTTCCAGATTGGTCAAGAGATCCGTCAAAGATCTCATCGAGTATGAGGAGGTTAGTATCCACGCTATTCTTAAGCTTAGCAATACTACGCCAAGTGAGCAGAAGAGCGATATCAATACGAGCTTTTTCTCCTTCGCTGAACGAGTCATAGGAAAATACATCACGGTATCTTGATTTAATTATCTCATCAAAGTTCTCATCCAGAGTGAAATTGACATAGAACTCCATCTTTTGTAAGAATTCGTTAATCAATTTATTCATAGTAGGAAGATAGGTTTTGATGATCCTAGTCTTGATACCATTGTCTTTGAGCAATTGACCTGCTGTTGTTAAAACATCGCGATCAGATTTTAAACTAGCTTGTTGCTTGCTCAAATTTTTCTTATCCGAAATAAGAGTTTCTAATTTATTGTACTCTGCTTTTTTATCAACACTGTCACCCTTCAACTCTTTAATCTCATCTTCAAGTGATTCAATCTGTTTACGGACTGTCATCAACTGGAAGTTAGTTTGAGAAATTGTAGTGTTGATATTATTTACCTCAGTAGACAATTCAGTAAACTTTTCAAATCTAGATTCTTGTTCTTCTATTGCAGACTTGATATCATTATACCCGCCTGTCATCTCATCAACTTTAATATGACCTTCATCTAATTTTAGATCACGGAATTCTTTTGATAGGTCTTGTGTACACGTAGGACACACATGATTGGACTCAAAGAATTCAAGTTCCTTCTTGCATGTGTTCAACTTATGTGTCACCTTGATCAAGTATGTGTTCAACTTTTTCAATTTTTCACTTGACTGTTGATACTCCTGCATTTCTTCATTAAGATTACAGATTTGTTGTGTCAAAACCGTAATATCTTCTGCACCTTGTAGCTCAGTCTGTTTACATACTTCTATCTTTTCTTTCTTACGATCAATCTCTTCTTGATTTCTCTTTTCTAAAGTAAGCATAGTCTGCTTTTGTAATTCAATCTTATCCTTTAGAAGATCAAGTTGATAATTAATGTCACGAACTTCATCATTGTTCTCACGCATTTTATCTTTGAGGAGAACATTCATAGTAGAGAATACTTGGATGTCTAAGATGTCCTCAATAATATCACGACGTTGACCACCAGGTAATTTCATGAATGGGATAAATGTAGAGGATCCCAACACAACAATCTGTGTGAATGATTTGTAATTCATCTTGAGCACATTCTGCTCAAAGTTTTTTTGCTGTTCGTTTACAGAGCTTTCTTGATTCCACAATTGCCCATTACAATAGATCTCAAACTTATTAGGTTTGATACCACGAACAACTTTATAGTCTAACTTGCCAATACGAAACTCAATCTCAACTAGACAATCTTTTTCATTGATACTATTAACCAGAGATCCTTTGCTAATTTTACGAAAAGGTTTTGCAAACAGCGAAAAAGTAAGAGCATCCAAAATGGTACTCTTACCTGCTCCGTTGCTACCAACGATTAAATTTGTTCTACCTTCTTCTAGATCAATTTCACTAAAGACATTTCCCGTAGAAAGAAAATTCTTCCAACGGATTTTTTCAAATATAATCATTTAATCAGAATCATCGGGTGGTATCAAAAAATCGTCAGGCGTGATAATGGAAAATTTCTGACCACGGTCTTGACATGCTCCTATTATAACATGATCTTCCATTTCCACAACCTGCATAGGAGGATATTCATCGACCTCCTGTTCCATCATCATCAGATATCTTTCTGCGTCATCATTAGCTATGAAGATAGGAATGACTCTATCCTCTGCCGCATCAAACACAGAGTATACACCATCTGGATGATTTTCTAATGTTAAAACAAACATTATACGACATTGCAGCTTTCAATATATAGTGTTCTCATCAAGGACTTCAAATCACTCTTGTCTACGGCAATCTCTACTTCATCAATATACTCATTAAGAAGAGTCATTGTATCTTTAGTTTCAAGATCAGCATCTTCGATATTTTCTGCATCAACTAAAGTCTCAACAATTTTAACATCATGAGCACCTACGTTGTAAAGACGATCAACCAGTGTTTCAAACATTTGGTAGTCTCGTTTCTCTTCAACGATAAGCTTGATGAACTTGTCCTTATAATCAGACACATCTGATTTGTTGTAGTCGTGTGAAGCATCATCGTAGAAGATCTTCTCAAAGATTTCGTACGGATTTCTGATAAACTTAAGTCGATCACTTTCAGTATCGTAGATATGGAATCCACGAGAGTCCTTATAATCATTCCAGAACATCTGATAAGGGTTGCCTAGGTATTGAACATTACCATGTTTTGATTTGTGATGGAAATGTCCAGACCACACACGTTTGAAATTCTTAAAGTCAGATACTTTAAATCCACCATCAAATTTCATACCAGGTGTAACTTCAAATCCATCACACTCAAGATGACCACACATAATATCAGCAGTGGAGTTTTGCATTACCTCTACACTACTATTTTTATTCTCTGAATTAATCCATGGCATCATCAAAAATGTTTTGCTGCCAAGAGTAATCTCTTTTGGTTCAGAATAGATACTGATATTTTTATATTGTTCCAGCAATAGCTCTGGAGAATTAATTTTGTTTGTATTTTTGTAGTACGTACAATGATTACCCAGAATCATATGAACAGTATACTTTGTCAAACGCTTGAAATAATTTTCAGTAATACGATTAAAAGTATTAAAGTCCATAGACTTTCTGTTATCAAAAGTGTCACCCAAATCAATGATGGTGGTGATACCTTCTTTCTCAAGCGTTGGAAAAAAGATTTCATCATAAAATTTCTGGAAGTAATTCCAAAATGCTAAAGAACCTTTTCGTCCATCAAGATGTTGATCAGTTATCAGTGCTATCTTCATCTTTAATAAACTCTCCTTTTTCGTAATCAAATCTGGGATGTGGTGCAGAAGGCACCCAAGGTTTTTTAGATCTATTGTTGATAACAATAAATTTGTCAGCAGCAAATGTTCCTGCGACACTAACTTCTATGTCATCACCATCTTGCCAATTTATTGTACCATCTTTTTTAGTATGGTTCAATGCTTCTTGGATCTTGTCAATTACTTCCTGTGTTAATTTCATTAATTATGAGGATTATATTTACGGAGTATGTAAAGGGCAAGTGCAACACCTATGGAGCTGCTACCCAAAATAATTATTAATAAAGGCATGTACTATGAAGGTTTGTGATCTTTGAATTTGTCATGATTACCGTCACCTGGCATCTTACCAAAAGCAACATATTCAATAGCTTGTAGAGAACCTTCCAACCTAGTCAGGTCTCTCTCGATTCTATTGTATTCATCATACGCTTCTTGGAGTTGTTCCTTTCTCTCGGTTAATTGAGTAGTTCTTTTAGTAAAGCGTTGAATTAGTTGTTCGTTGTTTTCAACAGGTTTAGTATTCATTGTAATTCAGTATTAATGATTGTAAAAATTCTCCAGTTGGTTTTGAAATTTTCCAAGTTGAATCTCTAGATGTAAAAGATAATTTACCACGCACTTCATCTGATGAGAGACGAATCATTCTCACCATAGCTAAGTTACGTTCTAGTTCATTGAGCATCTTCTTGAGTTTTATTGTAAACTATAATTCGTTGACCGTCGTGAGTAAAGACGAGTTCATCGTCATGCCCCCAACATAGTTCTTCATATAGAGAGTTAAGTCTCTCCATGTCATCATATAAGGCGTTGGGGTTTGGCATTAGCGGTTCATTTTAGTTTCAATGTTTTCTTTGATGCTACCCATGTCAGAATAAGAAGCATTCATACCAGACATACTACCATCGTATGTGTCGGTGTGCATAACTTCATCATATCCTGACCTTTCTAGGATCTTGCCTTTGATCTCTAGTTGCTTTTTCTCCTTCTGGATCCTACGCAAGAATGCATAGTAAATGATCTGAGTGAAATAAGCGAATGGGTTCTTGGATTTTTCTGGGTCAAAGTTGTCAATGTATTGGAGACAGTTTTCAATGCCATCACAAATCATGTCCTCACGGAACATATAATTGACAAAGTTCGGTTTGTAAGATAGGTGTGTTGCGATCTTTAGAAAGCAAGAACCAATATAATTGGTGACTCGTGGGCGAGGTTTGCCAGCTTCCTTTGCGGCATGAACCTTCTGCCGATAGTCAGTGATCGCAGCAAGGAACTCTTTGTTGTTGACGTAGTATTCTGTCTTTTTTCTTGTCATTACTGCAGGTGCCATGGTTTAGTACCATAATCATGTACTAATAGTAGCATGTAAAAGGAACTTTGTAAAGGGGTTTGTAAAGGGGGCTTGACAGAACCTCAGAAACTCAGTACAATTAACCTTGTAGAGGTTCAGACAAAGGTATTAGCTTTTATTAAAGATATCCTCTAAAGACTTTTTCATCTGATTTACTGAACCTAAGTAACCAGACTGGCGCGGAAGCTTACCTCCTCTTCCAGTAATATTCTTTCCGTTTTCTAGTCTCTGTAAAGTTTTTTCGTAGAAGTCTTGAATCATAGGATCAATTTCAGTCATCGTCATGATGTGATCACGTTTAATAATAAACATGTTATCAAACGAGGCGTTGATCCATTCACTAAAAGAAAAACCAGATACTTCTAATTGCCCTTTCTTCTGTCTTGCACCAAGGACTTGGAGAGGGTTTTCTAGTAGGACTTTATCTTCATCTTCTAGATAACAGACTTTAGCTACTATTTCCTCTCCAGTCATTAATTTTATTGTGGCATAAAATTCTTCATCCATATTAGTTTGCTCTAAGGTTTACTCTGATAACCTCATACTTAAAGTTTTCATCATTATAAATGTTGACTCTTTCATTCAAGTGCCGAAGCGTATAATTCTGACCGCCGATGTCATCAGCGATATCGTATAAAGTTGC